GCTTGCACTCAACTGCCAAAAACTTGCCGTCCTTTGTCACTCCCAATATGTCGCTCCCACCCTTAACGCCCGCACGCATTACCGAGCGCTTTTGTATACCCTTAACTGTCGTATAATCGTGCTTGAAAAAGCCCGAGTTGTTGCGCCAAACGTAGTGCCCTGCAATGTTAAGATAGCTTATGCAACTATTCACAATTTCCGTTTCCTTTGGCTGGTATTCGTCCATATTACATTTTGTGCCAAGTAAACCCGCAGTCCTTACAAACGTACTGGTCGGGTGGTGCCTTGACAAATAAGATTGTAATAAAAAATAATAGGTACTTGGTATACCGTGCCAACTGTGCGCTAAAGCTCTCACGTATCGTGTTAATGTTCACGCTTCCGCACTTTGGGCATTTTCGTTTGAATAGGTTTAGTATGCTCATTTTAAGGTGATTAAATTAAGCCCGACAAAAAAGGCTATCATTGCAATAAGTATAAAGGTAAACTGTACCTTAAACTTTGTGTCCGTTGTCTTATAAATCTGCACTATTGAATAAGTCCATAGTACAATCGCTCCTATAAATAATGGTGTCATTAAAGCATAACCGATAATTTTAGTCATAATATATTATTGTTTCACGGGTGCTGGTAAGCTTTCAAGCTTTCCAAATCGCTCGTATAAATTGTTTGTAATAAAGTAATTGTGTATTTCGCTGGCTAAACTTATTATCCAGTTTTGTGCCTCATCAATCAATTTGTCGGTCAACCAAACCGTTGAGTTATCCGACTTTTTCGTGTACTGGTCGTAGTGGTGAATAATGCCTTTTGTTACGTAAAACCCCTGCATTGTCGCACCAACCGCATATACCCCAAGTTGCATACCGCCTGCGTACGCTTCGCTTGACTGTTTGCCCGTCTTGTATTCGTGTATTGTTGGCTCGTCCAAACAATCAATAATAAACACCAAGTCCAACCACTCATCAAGTGAAACAACGCTTTTTATCTCGGTTACTGGTTTGGTGAGCTTTGCGCCCCCAAACTCTGTCGGCAAGCACCCAGTCGCTTTGGTGTGGTTTGCCCACTTCTCGTGGTACTCCTTACCCATTGCCATTGCGGGTGTCGTAAATTGGCGCAACTTAAAGTACATTTCAACTGCTCGCTCCCAATTTCCGTCTGCCCACGTATTCAAAACGCTGTATGAGGCTCTAAACTTTTGATTACTCATTTGTTGTCCCCCCTCTTTTTAGTGAAAATGAAAGGGTGCTTTTGCGCTCAACTTCAACAATGCCTGTTGGCATACCCTTGTGCTCATCTGCCCACTTCTCAACTGCCTTTGTGTCAACCTTGTACTTGACCTCTGCCTTGTAAAGTTCTTTTGGCGTGCTGGCGATTAGTGCCTCGTCAACATAAAACTTTGCCCCATACGCTCGGTAATATACTTTTACCTTATCGTTTCGTATGCTGTTAAACTTCGGGTCAAGCTTTAGTGCTGTTGCTTCCAAAATTGCCTCTGCCTTTTCCCGTGCCTCTTTAAGTTTAACCTCTAACTCACATATCGTTGCGAGCACGTCCCCGCCCTCGGCTGACAAAAAAATACCGTCGGCGTCTTTTTCAAGGTTTGCGAGTTTTCCCAAATCAATAGTGATTTTCATATTATTTGGTTGTGGCAACTTTTAATACGGGTTGCCCCTCTTTGGCTGACTTTGCCCGTGTTTCCTGTATTTTGGCTCGTAAGTCTGACATTGCGGTTTTTACTTCCGTTTTTGTCGTGTATACGACCTTTGGCTTGACTGCCTCGGTGACTGCCTTTGCTTCGGCTGACCCAATAGCGTTATCCTTTGGCATATCCGTTGGTGCTCCGTGCATTACTTCGGGCTTAACTGGTGCTGGTAAATCGGTAAGCACGTTTGCGGTCTGTGCCATTTCCTCGGCTGAATAAATACCACTTAACTCATTTGGGAAACCTTTACGTAAAGCTAAAGCCTCGGCGCATTTCCCAAGCTGGTTGTATGGCATTTTTGCCCACATACTCAATGGTTTGCCGTCTTTAAGCTGTGCGTATTCACTCCAACGTGCACTTGCGGTAAATGCAACCTTATTGCCCTTAATCATCTTATAAACCGTGCAAGTTGCTTTGGTTGGGTAATTGGTGCTTTCGTCCTCGGGTGTGTATTTAATATCGTCCTGTCCCGCATAGTCGCCTGTGCGTTGTGCGACAAGGCGCATACCGTCAATACCTGTCTGTATACTCATCTTTTCCCGCCCAATTGAATAGTCCCAACGAAAAACGGCGTATATCTGTTTGGTAAGTGGGTCAAGCCCGACACGCTTACATACGTATAAAAACATAAGCAAGTCGTCATCATTTCGTGCCTTGCCTGCCTTGTCAACGCCCATTACCTGTGCCTTAATCAAGTCCAAATAAAGCTTTGGGCTTTGGCCTTTTGGTATGAGGTTAAGGAGCTTTTTGTTACTGCCCTCTGCAATAACTTTTAACGTCGCACTTGCTGTCTTAACGGGTGCGTCCGTTTTTGTTTGGGTTTGGTTGGTGTTATCCATATTTGCCCTTGTTTGAAAATTATAATATCACCCTGTTTGGGGTGTGTTCAACTTCTTTAATACCCAGTAAATATGCTCACGGGTATAGTGCTGTTTGGTTACTGGGTTTGTGTATCGCTTTGCAATATCCTTTGCGGGTATACCGTTGTTGTAGTCTGTTGCAATGCGCAACCACAAGTCCATTGACCTATTGCGTCGCTTTGTGTGTCGTTGGTATTGTATCTGCATACTTAAATATAAATGATTGTAATATAATTGTCAAATGGTAATTAGTTTGCGACGGGTGCTTTGTCCTTTTTGCAATTAGTACAATACTGCCCTATGACGCTACTTACTATTTCCCCACCATATTGCTGGTGTATCTCATTATCAACATAATTTGGTTTGTCACATCTGCAAAACTCGCTCATTAGTTGCTCGTCGGTTTCCTCAAAAATTACTCGTTTGCTCATAGTTGCTCAATTAAAACGTTTGTAACATCTGTCTTTGTCCCCAGTTCGTTTGCAATGGCTGGTACAAGGTCTGCAATGCGGTTGAGTGAGTTAAAACCGCCCGTGTCTGTGACTGTTGCTATTACTGATTTTCCATTATCCAAATTGGTTACCCGTACCTGTGTGTTCATTGGCAACCAGTTAAATGCAATCGTCATTGCGTTATCGTCCAAGGTCTGCCCATTTGCCATTGTGAGGGTCGCCGAGCACCCAAGGCAACCCGCCCGTGAATAGTGGCTTACCTTTCCAATCCAACGCCCTGTACCTTGGCTGGTGCTTGTTTTTAGGGGTGTACGGGTTGGTATGAGTGTTGCGCTTGGTGTTGCCGTTGGTAAAACAATATGTATGACTGGTTGCGGTGTATTCACTCGCCGTGCAATATCTTTGGTGACGCCGTTTATGCTCATTACTATTAAGGTACTAAAGAAGCCAACCGCAAACCAGCCCCAGTAATTGCGTCTTTGTTTCCTGCCCTCAAATCCGTGCATTGCCCGTGCAAGCACTTGGTCGTCAATCTGTTTTTTTTCGTCCTGTGAAAGCTCAACAAGGCGGTTAAGTATTTTTGTTTGGCGTGTCTTTGCGTCAAAGTTTTTTAAGCGTTCCATTTTGGTTTTCATACGTTCCTTTTATATGTTAACTTGTATTTTTTGGCATATCTACCGTGATTGTACTTGTCGCAACATACACCGCAAGCACTACCGCTTTTTGGTTTTCTGTTCTTTTGGTTGGTGCGTCCACAAAATGTGCAAGTCGTTGTATAAATTGCACGTGGTCGCAAAACCTCGGGTGAGTAACAACGCTTTGGCTCGCACCCAAGCCGTACTGCAATCTCACGCCATACCTTGCCGTGATGTTCTGTGCGTGGTGCAAGTGCGTGTGCAATTTCGTGTAATATCGTATTCAAAACAAACTTTTCGTCGTTTAGTTCGGTAAGTGGTCGGGAAAGCATTATTGTTTTTTTGTCCCAATAACACATACCAAAATAGTTTTTTGCTTCCCCCCAAACAAACACCCAATCGCCTATGCCGTGCTGTTGCATAAGCGCTTTGGCTGTGAGTTCTGCTTTTAATATGTTCATATTTACTCGCAAATAAACTCTGTTTTGTAACCGTTATCCTTGGCCACTTCCATTTTGTGTAAAGCCATTAAAAAGGCAATGCGTTCTGCTTTTGGTAAAGTGCAAAAAGTGTCCCAGTTTGAGTTTACAATGCGAAAGCAAAGTTTACCGTCAATCTTTATTTTTTGAATTAAATATGCTCTGAAACAATCCCCCTGTTTGCGGGTGTGCATTGTAATAACTTTTTCCCAGTTCTTACCCTCTCGGGTAATTGTTGTTAAGCGTACACCTGTGATTTTTTTCATAGCTTTACTATGTGGTCAAAATTATAATAATTAAACAAACGGGACGTCCTGTTTAGCCAATTGATAATGTTTTTCACAAAGTACAACCTCGTTCCAGTACAAATTATTTGCCCACTCTAAACAACCCTCTGCGTGGCAAGTCATTTGGTAGTATTTTCCGTAAGCCTTACCAAACACGCCCTTGCTTGTTATTTTGATTGTGCGGTTGTGGCAGTCTTTTGTTATCGTCATACCCTATTGTAATACTAATGTAATATGATTGTCAAGCGCAATTTTAATTTGATTGTATTTTGGTCGTCGTTACGCTCTATAAACATATTCAATAAACCTCAACAATGTTGTGTTTTTCCATATATCCCCAACTCCAACCCCGTTTTACTTTTTGGTTTTTCACGTCAACAAAAACAACCTGATACCCTTTGTGCATTGAAGCCCAACCGACGGCGAGTGAAAGTGAACGCCAACACGATATGCCACGACCCCGTATTTCGCCTTTCATAAGGAGCGCACAAACCTCGGGCGTATTGGCGTGGTAGTATGTTTTCATACACGTATTGTAATATGGTTGTAATATGATTGTCAAGGGCAATCGTATTTTTGAAGCTAAATTGCCGTATTTTTCCCCTTTTTTTAAGTAGTTTTTTTGTTATTTTTTCTTATTTTATTTGTATGTAAAATGCTTGCTTAAATAGACCCAATCCCGAGTTTATTAGGAGTGTATGACCCCTCGTTTTCAAAGTGTATATCCGCTTTTGTGGTCGGCACTTTTTAGCTCGTTATCTTTCCCAACCCCTGCTGTCGCTGGGTAAGGCGTGCCCCCATAACACGTAAGGGGTAGTCACCGCACTTATCAAAGGCTTGCTCAAATGAGCCCGCACCCTCGGCGCATTTCGTTGTATCGGCTTTAGGTTTTCCGTTGACCTCGGTTTACAACACCAATACGCTTGGTTTAGGTAACCGCAACCTCATTGCTGGGTTGTTTCAATGCTTTTAATAGTTCAATCGCAATTGTTTGTGGTTTGTAGTAATACCCTCGCTCATCAACGAGCCAATCAAATATCGCCCCAAAGTCGCATAGTTTAATACCTTTCATAAAAGCTACCTTTTCATTGTCTGATTGTATGGTGGGCTTTATCCGTTCCCAAATTAGTTTTTTTATGCCCTCGGGTGAAGTGACCGAGTAAAATTGGTTTTGTAGTAAGTAGTTACCGTGCAAGTATCGCAAAGTGTGAAACGTCATTACTCCTATTGTTTTATTTTTATCCATAAAAAACGGGCTTTGTAAGGTCGGCAAGTGCTAAACACTTTTGGCAAGGTATTAGCTTGCCAACCGTACAAAACCCATTTGTGTTTAGCTTTAAGCCCCTTGCCGTAGGCTTGCACCCTTGCGGGTGACGTTTTTTATACTACTCGTTTCCCCTTATGTAAAAAGATAATAAATATGTAAGGAGTTGTCAAATGCAAATTAAGATATATTACTGTGACAATCCGATTTTAATAGCGTGTTACTTCCCCACCTGCTTTTGTTGCAATTTTATATGCGCCCGACGCTACAAATGCAAGTAAAATCCCCTGCTCAACGCTTGTTACTCCGTACCAATGTAAATACCCAAGTAATATGCCCGCAACAACTGACAAAAGGAAACTCGCAAGGCTTGGTAAGCTGGGAAACTGCATTTTGACAACGTTAACAAATCCGATAAGTAAACCAACCGCAAGTACATTATCCATAATTATAGTTAAATTGGTAATAACTCACCCGACGGTGTAGCAATTTTTTCCTCGGCTCCAACAATAAAAATGTTCGTAAAGTAATGTGCACTTTTGGCAATGTCGCCAACGTAATACCGTATATCACCCTCAAAATAATAATTGCCATACGCAATTTCACAAGGCAAAAGGAAAGGTACAACGACTGTTTCGTGGCTTTGGTTTATTACTATTTTTCGGCTATATTGATAAACCCTTTTTTTGAGCCCGTCCGTGCGTACGAGCGTAAGCCCGATTACTGCGTCGCCCTGTGTTTTAACAAGGCTTTCACGGTGCATAAATAAGTTTACTTCTTTACACGGTTGATATGCTTTTTTATCAACGGCAACGGGCACCTCTATTTTGTAGTAATCTGTCTTATCAAAATATCGGTAATAAATATCTGCACTAAACTTAACGCCGACACTCAAAAAGAAAAACAAAAAGGAAAAAAACACCATATATATTAGCTGTTGTTTTACTCGTACCTTAAAATATGATATGTGGTTTTCAACGTGTTTTATCATTGTTATTTGGTTTATAAAAAAATCCGACTATTGCGCCCATAAGTCCGTGTACGAGTGGGCTTGTTTCGTACGTGGGGCTTGCAATGTCAACAAACATTGATAATGCCCAAACTGCTGTTACAACTATTAAAACAATCTCGTTGTTTTTCCTATTTTCCTTTGGCTTATAAACACAACTGACAGCATATCCTGATAATAGCCCAGCAACGTATGATATAACACCAATAATTACTGTGGCCATATTTTTATAACTTAATGTCAAGGTTGCGCACCTTAACCCATATCATTTGTAATAGTTCGCCGACTTTATACGACTTGATTGTTGCCTTTTCCAAAGCCTCAATCTTTGCTTTTTGTTCTGTAATGATTAGTTCTGCTTGTCCTGTCGCTTTTTGTGCTTCCCTTAACTCACCCTGTAATGTCGTAATGGTACCCTCATACTGCCCCCTCAATTTTTCAACCGTAACTGCTGTTGCTTTTAGGGTATTGTAGTCTGCCAAAAGCAAATTATATGTTTTTTGGCAATCGGCCTGTATGTTTGCTACCTTGTCCTTTTGGTTTTCAATCTCGGTACGTGCTAAAGCAAGCTGTTTGTTTGCCTCGTCCCTTTCGTTTTGGGCTGTTGTAGCAATACTTAAATACCCTGCTACTACCGCCTGCAAGTCTGCAAATAGGGCGTCTTTGGGGTCTTTGCTTGGCAAGTATTTGCCAACTGTTGCGTCCCATTGGGTTGCCTTTTTAACGTTTAGGTCGTTTGTTTCAACTGGTAAACATATCTCGGCACCCTCTCTCGCAAGCGTCTTGTCGTAACTCCATACACGGTATAGCACTCGTTTTACGTCGCCATAAACCGCTAAAGTAATTTGTGTACCAGTCCAAGGGTCAACGACAAACCACGTGTCCCCGTCATATCCGTTAATCAAAACAAAGTGCATATCCTCAACAAGTGTGTTGGGGTTAAAATCTATTTCGGCAAAAAGCAAATATCCTTGGTCAAGTTGTGACCGCATTGTGGTAAGGAGTGTGTCGGGTACCAAATCCTCATATTTTCGTGATTGATATTTTAGGTTTACGTCGCCAAATACGACGTTAAAGCAATTGTCGTTGTTGAGTTCCCCGCCATTTGTAAACTGGCTGGTTGCCTTAAACTTCTCGTTTAGTGTAAGTGGTGTTTCCTGTTTTCCGAGTGCCTTTGCGTACATTGCAAAGCACGTGAGTTTGCAACCAAAGTTGCCGATATTATATGGCTGGTTGGTATTAAATCCAAGCATTGTACCTGCCCATTGACCGTCACGTTGACTGTATTTGGTATCAATTTTTAGTTTCATATACTTTAATTGTACCAGTAATTACAACTATGCGTCAATAATACGACTGGCGAGGTTTTTTACTTTTTCAAGCTGAATAAAGGCAACAACCACGTGGTCGGGCTGGTTACTGACGCTTTCGGCGCTCATTGAAGCTGACCCCCAAGTGAGTGTTGCGTTATTATTACCAACCGAGCTTGCCGTATGGTTGTGGGTATCGGGTGTACGTGTACCACCTGTGCTGTCTTGTGTCCCGCCCCTATAAACATAACCAATTGACGCTGTATGCGTATGTGTGCCAGTCTGTGAGTGAGTATGGGCGTTACTTGCGCTGTGTGCGTGGGTGTTTGCTCCCCCCGTGTCGCCCAACTCACTTGTTGCATTTGCAATCTTTATAAAGTAATTTTGTAAGTCGGGTGTATAAGTTACTCCGTCGCTCCAAGCTTGGCCGTTACAAAGTAACCAACCCTGCGGTATTGTGCCAACTGTACCAACCCAAATACCAATAATACCTTTCATTGGTACGCCACCGTCTTTATAAAGTGCAATAAGCTTTTTATATGCTGGCTCAATGTCACCCGAGGTAAGTGTGGCGGTATAGGTATCTGTTGTAACGCTTGCGGTATTAAGTGTAACGTCGTGATTATGACCGCCTATTTTCCACGAGCCACTACCGCCATTATCAATTGTGCGCATATTTGTTGCGCCACCAGTTAAACCAGTATGTGTATGGCTTGTAGTATGTGAGTGATTAAGTACGTGTTGGTGAGTAAGCGAGCCACCAGTTGTACCACTATCCGCACCAGTTGTTGCACCTCGTAAGTATTTATTGCCGAGCGCTGGGGCTCCATTTGAGCCGTCGTAACACATTAAATACCCACTTGGTAGTGTTTCCGAGTTCCAAAATACAATTGCCCCGTCGGGTAAAACTGCCCCGCTTCCCGCCTTAATGAAAATAACGCCGTAATATGGTGGGTGATTATTATTTGTACTTGTTGGGTATGCAACTGTACTTGTTGCACTACCACCAGCACTTGTTGTAATTGTACTGGTATCGTGTGCGTGGTTTGGCTCGGGGTGAGGGTCACGGTTTGAGCCTTGTATATCGTCGCCTGCGTGATTATCATAATTATATGCGACAACGTGCCCGTGTGTATCTGTTTTTGTATGGGTATGTTCAATACCAGTATGTGAGTGAGCGCTTGCACCGCCCGTATCGGCTGGGTTAGCTGTACCCCAAGCTTTTATAAACTTGGCGTCAAGGGACGTTTCACGGCTCCAATTAGTCGGCAAGCTTGCGTGTGCACCAATCCAAGGTAGTATGACATTATTTGGTATCAACATAGCGCTCTGTTACTGCCCAAACTTTATAATCGTTGCATTTTATTGTTTGTTTTGCCTTGTGCAACGCTTCTTTTGCTGTTCGGGCTATGAGCTCAAAACGAGTGACGTTTTTGTATGTATTTGTTTCCTTGTTATATTCCTCAAAACCCTCAACAACAAAAGTTAAATATGTCTTTTTTTCTGTTAATAATACTGGGTCACTCATAAGTTGCGTGTTGCAAATACTTGGGCAATAACGTGCACGCCCGAGCTTGTGCCGATAATATCCATACTCAATATGTCATTTTCTGCAAGCGCAGTTGTAGTAAAACCAGTCGTTACATCTGTTGCCGTACTTGATACTGCTTGCGTTGCAAGCACGTTTCCAGTCTGTTTTTTAATGCGTATTGTGCACGTACCAGTTTCGCACCATACTTTAATCTTATAAATAGTAAAAGCAAACGGCATTATATATGAGCCACCTTGGTCATCAAGCACCGCAAGTGTGTCCTCAACCTCAAATTGAAAAATACTATCACGCCGTATGGCGTCCGTGCGTAAATCATTGTATTGTGTGGCTGTTGCGTTTTGTCCTGCTGTTGCTAAACTTGACGTGCTCATAATTTAATTATACTAACTTTTATTACCCGATTGTTACCGTCCAAACGAGTGTAAGGGTATCGCTTGTTGTTTTAACTCGGTTAATTAAGGTGCGACAAAATAGCGTACCGCTTCCAGCAGTCCCGCTTGCGTCGTCCCCAAATAACCCCGCCTCGGTCAATGTCCCCTCAACTTCCGTTGCTGTATAAAATGTTTGAAAAGTTGCGACGTTTCCCGATACTGACCGTACGCTAATAAGTTTTCTAAAAAGCTCAATTTCCATTGCGGTATTACCTGCGACTGGGGCGGTTATACCTGTACCAAGTGCGCAGTAAGTAATTATTCCTCGGTTATTTGAAGTTGTACCGATAAGGCGGTCTGCAAGTGCGTTTTTACCCGTAGTGACAACCATATTATCGGTAATGCTTTGACGTACACGTCCTGTGTGTATGTCTTGCAAAATGGCAAGCACCTTACCGACGGGTACCATTATATCTGTTTTGGGAAGTATAAAGTTTTTCATAATTTTTTAAGCACCCCATTGAAACAAGCCCCAGCGTGCCCGAGTGCTTGGCAAGCTGTCTAAACTGTCGGTACACCAAGTTGCATTAAGCCCTGCGCTATCAATTGTCAAACTATCAAGCAAACTATCATTAAGCAATGCGTCTGTTGTGGTTAATAACTCGTCCACAATCTCGTCGTCGTTTAACTCAATGAGGTTTTTGTTTGCCTCTAATAATTGTACCAAAAACTTGATAATGCCGAGTGTCTTTGCGCTGGCTATACTGACCTCATAACGATAATTATTGTTTCCGTAACTGACTGCCTTTACTTTTTGTATGACGTAATCGGCGTTTACTCCGTAATCGTCAAGGTTAATGTTTATATACTGCCCTGACTTAAACCCATTTGTATATGTCATAAATGACCCCTCAATAAGATTGTTTGCATAGTCTGTAAGCTCTGCTGTGGCTCTGTCACGGGCTGATTGAGTGGTTGCAATCGTTTTGTCAAAAATAGCAAACTCCTTTACCCCATTGTCAATAATGCTTTGTGTGTCCTCAACTGCAACGAGTATTGGTATGTCATATTTATATGTAATCGCCAAAGTATCTGTGCTCGCAAGTACACTCGCTAAACTGTCTTGCTCAACGTATTTTTCCTGATAATTAAGGTAATAATCAAATCCCGAGGTATTTAAGTTTTTAACCCCAAGTGTCTTACTTACTCCGTTAACCGTTAAAGTAACGTCGTGTGGTTTGTCGGGCAATACAAATTGGCGCTTTACGCCGTCACCTTTTGTACTATACGTTGTGTAATCTGATAACTTTGTACCACCTCGTACGTATACACGGTTTTTTATTTGTGTTGCGTCTTTACTTATATTGAGGTTGTAATATCTGTTTTCGGCGCTGTCAATGTGGTACGGGGCAACATCTGTAACCATTGGGAAGTAGTGTATATCCTTGTCGTAATCAATGTACCAATTACGCCCTGCGAGTTCTGCAATTTTTCTGAAACATTGCGAGGGTTGTACGTAATTAAAGCTTATTTGTTCAAGCGTGACGCCCTCAACCACGTGTGTTGTCGTGATACCAGTACCGACGCAGTACCGTGTAACAATATCGTCAATGATTTCCTTATCGGTCATATTTTCATACGTGCGCCGTACCAAGTTGCTATCAAGTATGCGTGAGTAATCAACACAAGTAATTTGAAAAATGGGGCGACCTGTTTGTTTTTTGCTGGTAATGTTTATGTTTGTTATGTACCCGCCAAATAGCTTTGTGCCGTCATCAAGGGTAATAATAATCTCGTCATCTGTTTCGGGTAATCCAACCTCGTTTATATCCATAAGCGACAATTGGCATATACTTGACTGGTCGTTTATTATGTCCTCAACCGATAATGAGTTTGCCAAAATGTCTGCCGTACGGTCAACACCGTTTATAGTTATGCTGTAAGCTGTTGCGGGCGTAGTGAGTGTTGCCCAAGCTGTTGTTGTCGTTCCAAGTGAGTTTGTGGCATAAAAACGGTAATAATATGCTTGCCCCGCATTAAGGTTTACCAAATCAACATCATACGCACCACCAGCCCACGTAATACCGCTTTCGTCAACCTCACGGTCTACATAAGGGGTTGTTGAGTATTGCACGCCACGCCTTGTTATAGTGAGGCCACCGCTACCGATTGAGGCATTGACTGTTGCCGTGTGTTGGGTAACGTCTGTTGGCGTCAAAATCGTTATTGCTGGCGCCGAGGGTGGGGTATATCCGCCGAGTAGTAGTATTAGTGACATACTTTAATTGTAGCAAAAAAGAAGCGTTATACGTTACTGACACCCATAAACTTTTTTATTTGGGTATTATATATTGCTAAAACTTCTGTTGAAGTTAAAATATCATTAAAAAATATAAGCTCATCAATATATCCGTCCCACGTTCTGTCGTTTAAGTTCCTATTACCAATAAATAATGTTGCGGAAGCGTCCGACTTAAACGTACCGCTTGGTGCGTTCATTTGAGTTATAGATTTTGAGGCTCCGTTAATATATATAATTGGGGCGTTTGCTGTTGACGACGAGTTATATGTAACAACTACGTGTGTCCACGTATTTTGTGGTACGTCATAGTTTGTCGTTGCCCATTGTGCGAGTGCGTCCCAAATTGTTCCAAATCTTATCGTATAATTTGTACCGCTTGCGCTACCCATATATATTGTTGTCCCCATTGTACTATCTGCTGACTTATCATAAACTCTTGCAAGTGACCCCTCACCTAAACTTTTTGCATATATCCATACTGAAACTGACCCACCAGAAGCAAATATATTAGTATTGTCTGCGTGCGAGGCTACTGTTATATAACTCGTTGTTGCATTAAAACTTACGCCCTGCCCATATTTACCGTATGAGGCATTATATGATACGTTACTATCTGTACCATTATGTGCATTTTTTGTGTCATTACTATTTCCCTCAAAACGATAGTATCCTTTACAATTTACGTCACTTAATAATAAATTATTAAAAAACTCCTCGCTTAATTGTTTACCAAGTATTTTGTGTGTTGCAAGGCGAGTAATACCGTTTATTTTTTTTACTGCGACTGTCATAGTATTAAACTAATTCTGTCTGTACTAACTGTGGCTTAAATACCATTATATCTGCGGTAAGTGCGACGCCAAGTATTTGTACTACATCGTCTGTTCCTGTTGGTGCGGTTTGTGAAAGTGTATTACCTGTTGTGGCTGTTACTGTTCCATAAATAAGACCGCCAATCGTCCAGTTCCAAGTGTCGTCCCTTGCAACTCCCATAAACATAAACGTACCGCTTGCGTTGTTTGCAATTGAGGCGTCAATACACATTACCAAGCCACTCATTGTTGCTATGGCGTCGGCGTCAATTAGTCCAACTTTGCCGTCTGATTTTATATATCCAACGTCACCAAAATTGAGGTCTGTGCCAGCCGTTAGTGCTATGCGTTCATTTGACGAGGCGGTGTGGTCATCTGCTGGTGAGGCAATAAGTTTTGGTATACCAGCGTCGGCGAGTGCCTTTGCTGTTACAAACTTTGCGTCGTCCGAGCCTGCTAATACTTCGGCTCCACTTGCTTTTACTGGTATTGCGCTTGTTTTTGCATAGCTACTATCCTCAATGGCTTTAGGCGTTACCATTTTTGTATTATCTGTCCCTGTGTCAACCTCGGCGCCAGTTGCCACCGTTGGCGCTGGTGCGCTACTTGCCACATACGCTTTTACCGCTTTTTGTGTAGGTACTTTTACGTCACTATCTGCTGATAATGTATTGTCTGTATCAAGGTAAGTTTTTGGTATCGGCTGTATTGTTACTGGGCTACTCATAAGTTAAACGTAATAAGTAAAGGTAACACCGTCACCGTTTACTGTGCTATCAAGGTAAACGTCGGCTATGTCGTCAATATCAAGGGTAAGTGTGTCGCCTGCGTTTAGTGCAATACCCCGTCGTGTTGAAAGTGAAGCAACAACGGTTGAAGCGCCAACAACAATTACACCTGTATTGTCTGTTTCTGCCTGAATATAAACACGTTTTATTGCGGTTGTACTTCCAAGCGCAACGGCTGACCCTGCGGTTGTAACGACCTTGCGACCGTCAACGATTGAGGCAATCGCATTGTACGTTGGCATTGGGTTTGTCTTTGCAATATCGCCGTCGTTAACTCCGTCTGCTCCGATTGTAACTTTTGTGCGTGGGTATTTTACTGCGCTTATATCATCTGTTGCTATAACGTCCCCACCCGTCATTGTATTGAGTGTTGTATTATCTGCCATAATTTAATTATAAACTATTAAATGCGTACCGAGTGTTGCAACTTTGCAATAATACCGTCGCCTATTCGTTCGGCAAGGCTCATTGCGTCCGCCTCACCACCTATAATTGCACCGTTAAGGTCAATGTTTATGTTTGCAATGCTCATTGACTTACCGCCATTTGACACGGTTTGCGCAATCATATTTGGCGATAGCATTGTATTAAACTGCAAATCACTTAATGCGTTATTCACTTTGCCGACACCGCTTTTTACAATATCCAATATGCTCGGTGAGTGGCGTTTTGTAAAATCCAAAGCGTCTTTAATTTTGTTTACAAGTTCGCTGATTTTATTCCAAGCGTCTTGAAACGGCTTTACCAGTATGCCAAGTATGGTGCCACCCCAACCCGTGATAAAGCTAATAATACCCGATAATGTTTTTTCAATGCCTTGTATCGCAAGTATCGTACCTTTAAGTATCTTTTGCCACGCTTCGTCCCATTTTCCAGTAATAAGTCCAAAAAATACTGCAAGTATGACGCTGATAATACCCGTAACTGTTTTGAATAATCCAACTACAATGTCCCAAAACCCTTGTAATCCTTTCATTACGCTTTCGCCGTGAGCTTTCCAAAAGTTTTGTATATTAAGCAAAAATACCTTTATGAGTTCCGTAATGACAAAAGTTGCGATTGTAAATAAGCTTGTCACAATGTCCCAAAGTACCTGTGTAACAAGTTGTATTTGTCCCCAATTATCCGTAAAAAATTGTACCAATAAGCTTATTGCTGGCATTAAAACGTCATTGAAAAAACCCATAAGCGCTGTGATTACGTTTTGCGTTATGGTTTGTATACCCATAAAGTTTGTCGTAAAAGCAAAGTAAAGTAGTTGTAATGCAATTACCACAAGGGTAAATGGGTTAAGTAGCGCCGTAAGCAATGCGTTTACTGTACCAATAATCATCAATGTACCGATTGTCATTGCCATTGCCTGTAAAAATCCGATTACGAGTGTTTGGTTTTCGGCTACCCAAGCGCTAAACTGCGTCAATGCGTCCTTTATTGCTAATATACCTTGTGCAAGTTGTGTGGTCTGAAAATCTGCAAAAAACTCACCAATAGCTTTATTGTCAAACAAATCTGCCAAGGCGCTAACAAGCGGTAATATCGCAACCGCTATCAACTGCCCTATGTTTTCCTGCAAGTTTTCAAATCGTACCTGTAACCGTGCCATTGCACCCTCGCTTGTTTCCTTTGCGACCGCATTGGTAAACTTTAAGTTTTGTGCAAAACCCTCATTGATTGCCTTTACCTTTTCCATTTCGGTACCTGTGGCAATAATGCTTTTCTGTAAATCCGTAAATCGTATACCCGACTTTTCAAGTACACCAAACTGCCCATTGAGCGCCTTTGCAATCATATTGGCTGTTTGGCTCAATTGGTCACCACTTGCTGATACTCCAAATTGGTTTACTGCAAGGTCGGCAAGTGACCCGCTTAACCCTTGTACGGCTTTATTTGAAAGCCCAAAGGTTGACAACTGCGCCATACCCATTTTTATATTGTCACCGTCCAATACACCTTTGCGCTCCAACTCGTCTGCCAAATCCATTGTCGCCTGCAATTGTTCTTTTGTTGCCTTTGTTACCTGCAATACTGCGTGCTCTAACGACTTTTGCGCCACTTCTGCGCCCTTGTATGCGTCGTAACTTGTCTTTGCAAATACGGTCAAACCAGCAACCATTACGCCAGTAAATATGGTCGCTTTATTTGAAAAATCTTTTATACCCTCGCCAATTTTACTTAAATTAGTACCAAAACCTTTTACTTGGTCTTGGGCTTGCGTCATATTTTTCTTAAAGTCCGATATGTCCGCCTTTACCGTAGCTGTGACTGCCCCAACATCAAATGAGTTTGCCATATAATCATTTTACTATAATGTGTGAGCCC